TTCATTTACTTCTCTACCTGCCGGTATTTCATATATCTGTTGGTGAGGTACTAACTCAATATAGTCTTTTTTCAATACCCAATCACCACCAGCTTGGAGACCCACGATTTTAGAATAAGCGTATGTATATTGAGTTTCCCAATCTAATGATCTTGTTGTAAAGGCTCTCGTTAGCGATTGTTCATCTAAGTTCATTCCGTAAAGTGAGGACCACTGACTTTCAATCAACCAATCATTAACATGTTGTGCGTAATCTTGTACTGATAATTCTAAAAGTGAGTCCAACATTTCATCTTCGAGTTCGACTGAACGCAATGGTGCCCCCAAAAGATTTTTAATTCTTTTGTAAAGTTTACTTCTTTCTGGTTCTGTAATTATTGCTGTGGACATAAGAATATTTTCTATATAAATATCTTATAAATAAAAAGACATTAAAATTTCCTTTTGGTTTGTGTGGTGTAGAGATCATTTACGAACCCCCAATTTACAACTTTCCAAAAATTACTAATATATTTGTCTCTTTCATTTTTGTACTTGAGGTAATATGCGTGTTCCCATAAATCTAATCCTAATAGTGGATACCCCCCGTTTTTTTCAATATCCATTAATGGGTTATCTTGGTTTGCTGTAGTGACAATTTTAAGACCATTTGTTTTGGTTAAAACCAACCAAACCCATCCTGAACCAAATCTACTTTTGGCTTCTGATTCAAATTTTTCTTTAAATTTTTCAAAAGACCCAAAGTGTTTGTCAATTTTAGTTTTAATAGGATCTATTAATTCTTGTTTTTTGGGTGAAAGCATTTTCCAAAAAAGAGCGTGATTAAAAGCCCCACCACCATTATTTCTAACTTTTGTATTAAATTTTGAAATTTTGAGTATTATTTCTTCTAAATCTAAATCTTTACCTGAAATCTTATCTAATTCTAAATTTAATTTTTCAACATACCCTTTATAGTGTTTGTTATAATGAGTTTTCATAGTTTCAGTATCTATGAATTTTCCTAACGAATCAAAATCGTATGGTAATTTATCGATACTAATGTGTTTAATTTCACTTATAATTTTTTCATTATTAAATGAAACTATTTCCAACTTATTTTCTATCTCATTTATTTTTTTTTCAAACTTTGTATAGATAATGTCTTCTAATTTTTTGTTACTTTTTTCGAAGTTTTTAACATCTTTACCTGAAATCGCATTAGCATCATCTTCGTTTTCACCACCAATGTCTTTTCCCTTTTTTCTTTTTAAAACGGTTCTTTGGTATTCGTGTTGCCACTCATGAGACAATGTTCTTAAAATATCACGATTTAATCTGTCTTTAACTAACACTTTTAGAACACTACTATCGGTTCTCGACCCCGTGGTCATAGTACCGAATCTTTTGTTTGTGAAAATTATTTTAACATCACCTTTAAGGGGATATTCTTTTTTAAGATAAGTAATAAATCTTTTGATTAATAATTCTTGATCTACTTTTGGCGTGATTCCTTTATATGATATTTCAACATTCATATGTATAAATATCACCTTTGTTTAGAAATCATATTTAACATTTCTTCTATTGTGGATGCGTCATCCATCATATCATCACCCATTACTGTAGAAATGATCTTTTTCTTTCTATTTAGTATATCGTAGATTGCACCCTCAATTGTATTTTCAAAAATAGGATAATATACTGATGTTGAATTTTTTTGTCCAATTCTATGTGATCTATCTTCAGCTTGCGAATGTTCTGCAGGTACAAAAGATAAATCATTCATGATTACAGCTTCCGCTGAGGTTAAAGTTAATCCAACCCCCGCTGCTTTTAAATTACCAACAAATACTTTTATTTTATCGTTCGTTTGAAATTCGTCTACAGAATTTTGTCGGTGCGGTTTCGAACAAGATCCATCTAAATAGACTGCAGACTTACCAAAGTGATTATAAATTTCTTGTAGTGTATCTGTAAAATTTGTAAAAATAATAACTTTTTTACCTTGGTCTATAATATTCTCAGCAAGTTCTATAGTGCTTTTTACTTTCTCACTTGCAATTATTTTTCTCACTTTCATTAATTTCCCAAACTGCAAAGTTAATGATGACGATTCTTCACTATTGTTGTCATACCAATCAAAATACTCACCCATCAAATCTTCATAGTCTTTTGATTTAAGTCTTAAATAGACAGGTGTGATAATTTTTTCAGGTAAATCTAAAACATCTTCTTTTAGTCTTCTGAGGATGTGAGTTTGTGTCCTATCTCTTAATTCATCTAAGTTTGAGGCTCCCGTAACATTCCAAACTTTTCTTTTCCCAACACTAAATTGGAATCCGTTACAATATCTTTTAGCATACGCCATCCAATTCATAGCAACAGGACTGTCAACAAGATTTAAAAGATTATAATAATTCATAGGTCTGGATGTCATTGGGGTTCCCGATAATAACCACACCCTTGTTGATTTTTGTGTTATATCATTAACTATTTTTGTCCTTTGAGCTTGGGGATTAGAGATCATATGAGCCTCGTCCATAATAATAAGATCAAAGTTAGACTTTAAAATTGTGGATTCATCTTTCTTTTTTGGGTCGTGAAAATTTTTAAGTATGTCATAATTGATGATGACAAAATCGTGTTCGTCTGAAAACTTTTTTCCTTCAGAAATATAAACAGATCTATCTGAGTAGTTTTCAATCTCTCTTTGCCAATTTATTTTCAAAGAAGCGGGACAAACAATTAATATTTTTTTAGCTCTCGTCTCAAGTGCTGCGATAATTGTTGCAGTAGTCTTACCAAGACCCATATCATCTGCCAAAATAAACTTTTTGTTTCTAACAAGTTTTTCTATTGCTTCTTTTTGGTGATCCATCGGAGGTCTGTGATTATATTTATCATATTCAATAAGCACATTTTTAACTTCATTGTCTTTAATTAGCGCTGATTTTGGCATCCAAAAATCATGTAAAGTTTCACCTGAAAATATTTTACCCCAAATATGATAAGCTTTGTCTTTTTCAACTAATAACTTTTCTACATATATTTCTGACGGTTCTTTCGTGTACATTTTGTCCTCCATCAGTTTTTTCCCAAAGTAACTATCTAACTTGACCCACTTTTTTGCAACTTTAGGTGTTGTGTTTTTGTAAAGGTTGATGTAATCCGATTGACTTCTTGTTGGTGTAAAAGATCTACTATTTTCTTTTTTATGTTTCAAATTTAGAATATAGTTATTTGACCCGTCATAACTTTCAAGTGCGACGAGTGCTTTAGATTCGGGGGTTTTAGGAATAAAATCTTCCATAATTAATAATTAAAAATAAGTATTAACAACTAAAAAATCAATCAAAGTATTTATAGATATGGCAGATAATAGAGTTCCAATTACTAGACTTAATAAGTTTTTTTCAGAACAGGACTTTGATTTGGACCTTTCGATGGGTGAAGAATGGTTATTAGGTGATATGAATTTCACACTTGTTTTGTATCGAGTAGATAGACAACGAACCGATACTGATGATGTTTACGGTGAGGCTATTTCAGATGCTATACAATTTTTACCTCCTGTTGAATTTAAGGGATATGTCAAAATAGATACTCCTACTAATTCAGATTTAGGATCTTCAAAACTTTATCAGTCGGAACCTGGTAATCTAACAGTTAGTGTTTACCAAAAAACATTAGTAGAACTTGCTGTGGAAATTTCTTTAGGTGATTATATTGGTTATTACGAAACAGAAAATAGAGTTAGGTATTATAGTGTTGTTGATGATGGTAGGGTTGTTTCTGATTTGAAACATTCATACGGAGGATATAAACCGTTTTATAGAACCATAAAAGCGGCTCCTGTTACGGATAACGAATTTAGAGGAATATAATTATGGCTTTACCAAAACAATTTATAAAAAAACTTCCTTTAGTCCCTCAGAAAGTTGGGGTAGAACGAAGACAGGAATTGTTGGAAGAAATAACCGACAAAGGAACTTATTTACCAAAGGGTGTTTTACATGCCGATTTGGATAGGGGGATGTTAGACTTTGTAAAGAACCAACTAAAGTTAGTTGTTGATGAAAAAAAAGTACCGACAATAGATAGAATCATTACAAACCAAAGTTGGATTCAATTTACAGAAACTTGGGACTTTAAGGATTTAGATAGTAATATAACATTACCATTTATATCTACTGTTAGAATGCCTGAAGTAAAATACGGAACTAATAATGCTGGTAGAGCAAATATTCCAGAAAGAAGACAGTTCTTCTATTACAGTGTCCCAACTTGGGACGGTCAAAGAAAAGGTGCGGATGTTTATAAAATACCACAACCAATTCCGGTAGATATTACTTATAATGTAAGAATATTTTGTAATAGAATGAGAGAGGTAAATGACTTCAACAAAATTATGATGAGAACATTTACTTCAAAACAAGCATATACGCAAATCAAAGGACACTACATTCCAATGACATTGGAGGATGTTTCAGATGAATCAGTAAAAGAAATAGAAAAAAGAAAATATTACATATCGACATATAAAATACTAATGATGGGTATTTTGATAGATGAAGAAGAGTTTGAGGTTACTCCAGCAATTTCAAGACAAGTTTCACTTTTTGAATTTGATACAAGAAAAAAATCAAAAAGGGCGGTTATTGAACCACCGAATCCCACAGATTTTAATTTAGACTTTTTGTTTGTCACAGGTAATACTTCATTGACAGAGGTATTCAGATATAATGCAGATATTAGAATCTTAAGAACTGACAATGTCGAAAGTTGCTATAAAATATTTTACACATCCACAACTAATAATACTTTAAGTTACACTGTTTGTAACGGATCACCAACTACATTATCGCTTTCGCCGGGTAATACAGGAAATGTTTGTGTACAAGGTGGGTCTACACCCACATTATCAAATACTACTGGGGGAACTATCACGACTTCATCTTCATGTACACCAGGATATTCAGTATATGTAACAAGAAATTTTGTAACATATTATTTGGGTGATGATATTGAGACAATTCAAGTAAATGCTGGAGACACTTTGAATGTGCAAGTAAATAAATTGAATTCCTCTGAGTCAGCAACAATTTATACTAATGTTACTTTAGTATAATTACTCACCGTATATATCTTTTACTTCTTCACAATTTTTTTTAATCAGATTTTCCAAAAATTTATATATCTTAAGTCCCTTCTTTTCACAGTACTTTTTTAGTAGTTCATGACTTTCTACTGATATTTTTATGTTTTTGATTTTTTTCATTAGAAATAAATATTTTATTAGGCAGAAAAAAGGCAGAAAAAATACATACTTCCTTTAAAATAATAGAATCAGAGTCAGTTTTTTACTTTTTGATGATGTATTTATAGATAAAATAAATCATTTATTAATAACTAAAAATGGCTTCATCAACAAAAGTATTTGTGTCTCCTGGTGTGTATACATCTGAAAGAGATTTAACATTTGTTGCACAGAGTGTGGGTGTAACAACTCTTGGTTTGGTGGGTGAGACTTTACAAGGTCCAGCTTTCGAACCAATTTTTATAACAAATTTTGATGAGTACCAAGTGTATTTTGGTGGTACTAGTCCTGAAAAATTTGTTAACACACAAATCCCTAAATATGAAACTTCATATATCGCTAAATCTTACTTACAACAATCAAATCAGTTGTTTGTGACAAGAGTTTTAGGTTTATCAGGATATGATGCTGGACCGTCTTGGTCTATTACCACTATAGGTAATATAGATCCTGCGACTTTATCGGCAACAACTAGTACAGGACCTCAAACAGTACAGTTTACAGGTACCACAGGATCAAGTGCTAATATTACTATCACATCAGTACCTGCTGGATTAAGTTCTGATTTTTACAGTACTTACACACAATATGACGGTGGAACTTCATCTTTAAATGCTGATTTCCAATCCTACATTTCCACCCAACTCGGATACTATGTAGCAGCATCACCACTTACGGGTACAACTTCACAATTCTGGGGTTCTGTAAGTCAATCAACCGCAAACTCAACAACAGGTGTTACATTAAACGGTTCGGGTACGGTCTCAGCATCTACCGAAACTTTCGGAGTTCCAAGTATATTGTTTACTTCTACAAATGTTTCGGCATCCACAAACGATGCTTGGTACTATGCATTATTTGATTATACTCCAGCGTCACCGACAGGTACTTATGCGGGTTATGGTTTTGGCGCATCAATGGCCACTATCACTACAGGTGCAACGGCAGGAACATATTCAGGTACTGTTTCTGTATTCTATAGTAACTATGTTGCAACCGCAAACACAACATGGGATAATGTTGTAGTTACAACATTAAGATCACGAGGTATTACCAATTATTCTTCATCACAAAACGGACCACTTTATCAAGTAACGGGCACAACAGATGTGAGTATGGTTTGTACAGGTGCATACTCAGGTGTGTCGACAGACCCATATGCAACATTCTTAATTACCGGTACAACAAAAGATTCTGACACTTTCAGTTTTGAAACGTCGATGCTTACTTCGGATTCGGAATATATTTCTAAAGTATTCGGTAGAAGTAATTTTGCAAAAGACAGAACAGAAGTTCCATTATTTGTTGAGGAGGTTTATAGTAGTCTTCTTTTAAATGGTTATAGACAAGGTTATGTCAGAGGTTTAAATTGTAATTTAGTTGAATTAAATAGTGCTAAATCATTAGCTACAAACTCAATCGGGTTTTACATGGAGCAGTATCAGACTCCTGAGACACCATATGTTGTTTCTGAATTGAGGGGTAATAAAGTATACAAACTTTTTAAATTCAAATTAATTTCTGATGGTAATGCGGCAAACAGATTAGTTAAAATATCAATTGCAAATATGTCATTTAACAACAGAACATTTGATGTGTTTGTTAGAGATTTCTACGATAATGATCAAAATGTGAGAGTAATTGAAAGTTTTACAAACTGTTCATTAGACCCAACTCAAAACAACTTTGTTGCTAATAAAATTGGTACATCAAACGGAGAATATAACTTGAATTCAAAATATATAATGTTAGAAATGAGTGATGAGGCACCTGAAGACGCATTACCATGTGGTTTTGAGGGTTACACCATGAGATTATATGATGATGCAACACCTCCATTCATTGTTTACAAAACTAAATATTTGAAACCTGGTGACTTAATTTATAACCCACCTTTCGGATCTACTTCAGGGGGAGACAATTCAGTAATTTCAAATGGTGAAAACCCAAGAAAGGCATACTTAGGTATTTCTAACATCACCGGAGTTGACTACGACTTCTTCGATTACAAAGGTAAACAACAACCTGCGAACATAGCAACAGATACTACAGGTCCTGAATGGAACTACCAAGTTAAAGGTTTCCACATGGATAGTGGGGCCACTGTGGTAACAATCGCAGCAGGATTTAACACTTCTGGTGAAACGGCATTCGAAGTAGGTGTCGGGTCATTTAATTCTGAACCAACCGATGTAGACAACCCATACTATCGTTTGAATACTCGTAAGTTTACATTGTATCCTGCGGGTGGTTTTGACGGATGGGACATCTATAGAGAATACAGAACAAACGCCGATACATACGCACTTGGTCAAACAGGTTATAAATTTGGTGCAGCTCCATCCACAACTTATCCAACAGCAACTGGATGGGGAGCTTTCAAACAAATTTCAGGACCTAACCAAGAGGTTTGGGCAAACACTGACTACTACGCTTACAAATGGGGTCAAACAACCTTCAATAATCCTGAAGCGGTAAACATCAATATATTTACAACACCGGGTATCGATTATGTGAACAACTCTAACTTGGTTGAAGACGCAATTGATTTAATTGAATCAGATAGAGCAGACTCAATTTACATTTGTACTACTCCTGATTTTAACATGTTCTTACCAACATGGAATGATGTGTCAGAAGGTTTAATATACCCACAAGAAGCTGTGGACAACTTAGAGGAGACAGGAATTGACTCTAACTACACGGCTACTTACTACCCATGGGTATTAACAAGAGATACTGTGAACAATACACAAATCTATTTACCACCAACGGCTGAAGTTGTAAGAAACTTAGCTTTGACTGATAATATTGCTTTCCCTTGGTTCGCATCTGCAGGATATACAAGAGGTTTGGTAAATTCAATCAAAGCAAGAAGAAAACTTACACAAGAAGATAGAGACACACTTTACAAAGGTAGAATTAACCCAATTGCAACTTTCTCAGATGTGGGTACAGTAATTTGGGGTAATAAAACTTTACAAATTAAAGAGTCTGCGCTTGACAGAATTAATGTTAGAAGACTATTACTTCAAGCTCGTAAATTGATTTCGGCAGTGGCAATCAGATTGTTGTTCGAACAAAATGATGATAAAGTTAGACAAGATTTCTTGGATTCAGTAAACCCAATTTTGGATCAAATTAGAAGAGACCGAGGTTTGATTGACTTTAGAGTTACAGTTTCTAACACACCTGAAGATTTGGATTCCAATACTTTAACGGGTAAAATATTCTTGAAACCTACAAGAGCATTAGAATACATCGACATCGAGTTTGTTATTACACCAACAGGAGCATCTTTTGATGATGTATAATAGAAAATAAAAATGGGGGATAGAAATATCCCCCTTATTATATTTATATTAAAAGACTATGAAAATAGAGAAAAAAATTATCAAAGAAAGTATAGGGGACAAGAAAATGAGTCCTGAAACTTTTTCTACACAAAAACAAAACATTATTTTAACTGAATCTCAGTTGGACACATTATTGAAGAAAATTAGAAAATAATGAATGTAAAAAAACATGTTTACAACTATTTGAACAGAATAGTGTCGGAGGGTATTGATGAAACAGGCACACCTGACACTAAATATTATGCATTCGATTGGGATGATAATATTGTTTATATGCCAACGCAAATTATAGTATTGACCGAAAATGATGATGAAATCGGTATGTCTACCGAAGATTTTGCAGAACACAGACACAAAATTGGAGTTGAACCCTTTTATTATAAGGGAACTACTGTTGTTGGGTTTGCAAAGGACTCATTTAAATTTTTCAAAGAAATGGGTGACAAAAGGTTTGTTATTGACTCAATGCTTGCTAAACCAGGACCATCATGGAATGACTTTGTTGAATGTATAAACGGTGGATCAATATTTGCGATTATCACGGCCAGAGGGCATAACCCTTCGGCTTTAAGAGAAGGTGTGTATAACTTTATTGTTAGTAACCACAACGGTATCAATAGTAAGTTACTAGTTGAAAACTTAAAAAAGTACCGAAATTTTTTCTCAGAAGATGAAATGGTGACCGAACAAATAGATGTCAATTTTTCTGACAAAGAGTTAATTGACGAATATTTGGACCTTTGTGTTTATGAACCCGTAACTTTTGGACAAGGAAGTGCTGCCAATCCTGAGAAATTAAAAATTATAGCAATGAGAAAGTTCATAAGTTACTGTCAAGGATTAGCTGATGAGATCGGGAAAAAAGCTTATTTCAAAAACGGTGTCGCTAATAATGAGATTATATTACAGATCGGTTTTTCAGATGACGATGAAGGTAATGTAAAATCAATAGATAATTTAGTGTCTCAAGAATATCCAGATGTTCCTATATCCGTATATCTAACAAAAGGAGATGAAAAAGTTAAATATAATAAGTAATTAAGTAACTTTCTAGTTAAAGAATATTTTAAAAATACTTGGAAGTAAATAGAAAAATTTGAAACAAGGTATATTTATAATAAAAATAAAAGAAAAAACAAAAATTTAAACAATGGCTGATTTGTTAATGAAAATGCCCTTTCAGTATGAACCTAAAAGAGCTAACCGATTTATATTGACTTTCCCAACATCTTTGGGAATCAATTCTTGGTATGTAGAAAGCACATCAAGACCAAGCATAAAAATAGAATCAAAAGATATCGCCTTTTTAAATACTAAAACATATGTGGCTGGTAACTTCGAGTGGGAACCTATTAGTGTTAAGTTTAGAGACCCTATTGGACCATCAGCTGCACAAGCACTAATGGAGTGGGTTCGTTTACACGCTGAGTCCGTAACAGGTCGTATGGGTTACGCTGCGGGGTATAAAAAAGACATCGATTTAGAAATGTTAGACCCAACAGGAGTTGCGGTTGAAAAGTGGATATTACAAGGTTGTTTCCTAACCGATGTTAAATTTGGTGACTTAGGTTATGATAAGACTGACATCATGACTATTGATGCGACATTAAGACCTGATCGTTGTATATTAGTTTACTAAAATAAAAAATATTATTATGTTCGAAACCCACTCACAAGGTGGGTTTTTTGTTTACATATAATAGATGTAAAGTATATTTAAAATAAAAAACTATGAATACAGTCGAATCA